ATGAGGTACGACATTATCCTTCGCACTGATTACGCGAAGATGTTCAACATTCATGGCGTTCCAGCTCAGGCAGCCATTGAGTTCCTGGCTAGAACAGACCACGGGATTCCGCTTGGAGGGTTAAGCCGGATGGCCCCCGTTCCTAGTGTCGCTCTTGAGTATTTGAACGGAGCAGGGCAGTCCCTTTTCTACGGAAAGAAATGGGAAGAGGTGAACAACGTCAGAGCCTGGAAGGACTCCACCCCGCTTATCCGACAGTTTGCCGGTGTCCCAATGAAGGACGGGAAGGTGATTCCAACAAGCTTCGCAAAGGTTTACAACAAACATGGTGAGTGGACAGGGAAGAAGCGAGCTGTTTACAAGTCAACCCGGCCACGAGAGTTCTACCTCCTTCAGAAGGTGCTTCCGTTCCGGGTTATCAGGGAGCACAACAAGCTTGTTCAGTCTACCTTTATGCCCAGGTCTGTTGACGGGGGAGATCTCTCCGCCCTAGCTACCTCCGAAGAGAGGGTGGCTGCGTACCTTTCAGGCATAAAGCCGATGGCGTTTGACCCGGAAGGCTCGATCTCTCTCTACAACCACCTCCTTCTCCTAAGGCTGGAGGAGATCTACAAAACTCAAGGTGTTCCAATTTCCTATGAGATTAGGCGACTAAGAGAAGAGTTGAGCGCGAGAGGAATGCTTGCTACAGAACCTTTGTCTGACGTAGAGCGCGACGAAAATGCCGCACAATTCCCTCTCTACCGAGCGAAAAAAGAGTAAGGTAATCCCATAACCCCATAGACCCACTGGCTTTCTATCGCTTGATAGCCGGACAAGGGGCAGGAGGAAGCGATGGCGTATAACGCAAAAGAAATCTGGATTCCTTGTGGAAGCCAAGACCTAGCACTCTCTTCTACAAGTGAGTCCGCTGTAACTTCGGTTAAGTCTGGGACAGCAGCAGTTACTCGTGGGCTTCTTTACGGGGTCCATATCAAGGCTTCCGCAGCCCGTGCTGGCAACACCACTGTTGACGTAAGGTTCTACAGCGATAGCAGCAAGACACTGCTTATCTACGATGTGTCTTTCAACCTTGGAACCGCGAACGTGGGCTCTACGGTACATAGCTCGGACACCCTGGCTACTCCTATCCCATTCTTCGCTACGCCTTATTTCACCGTCACTCCAGACGACGCAACGGCAACCACTTTTACGGTAACGCCCTTTGCCAAGGCTCTTGCTTAAGGATGGCAAAGAACCTCCCAGGTGGCTCTAGTGTAACTAGGGGTTTCCCCCCTTCTCTATCTGGGGGCGGGGCTGTAGATACGAGCAAGTGGACTGTTGAGTATGAAGCGGACTTTACTTCTGAGTCTCACAACTTTGTCTCAGGCGCAGCAACAAAGTCTATCGGTGGAGTCACTTGGACCGCAGTCAACCGGACATCCAGCGATGCTGACGTTTTTGATCTGGACGGCAGCACTGGCTTGCGGATCAACGCAAAGGCACACCCCAACAACAACGGGCATTGGTTTGGCAGCAATCAGAGCCAGCCTTACCTCTGGGCTACCCTCGATGACATGATGTCGAGCCTTGCCATTGACGACACTCTTTGCTTGCAATTAGAGATGACAACGACGGCAGACACCCTCTCAGCGTGGCAGAGATACGGACTTGGGCTTTGGAAGGATGACGCTCCAGGGGGGTCCAACAACTTCGTTGTGGTCTCTCGCTTTTGGCAGGGGTCTTATGCTTGCAACGCTTCGATTAGGAACAACCAGCAAGACAACGGAGCGAGCGGGGTCGCACAGCCAAACTTTTTTGAGATTGTCTCTTACCCTGGTGGCTCTCAGGCGCTGTCTTGCGGGACAGTCGGAAGCTCTTTCCCAGACCCCCTGGCTACAACAACCTACAGGGCGTACAACGCTATGAATCAAGTTGGGCCTGGGTCTTCGGGAGGGTCTTTGGGCATCCCGTCGTTCAACATTCCATTCGATAAGGCCGCTTTTGTTATCACATGTCAGGTCCAGGGCTCTTCCACGGCGCTTAACTCTACGGCAAAGAGAATGCGTGTCCTTCGGAGGAAGAAAGCATGAGCAATGATTTAATTTTCGCCGCGCGGCCAGCAGCTTTAGAAGAGGCGGGCATTGAACTGTCCGACGTTGAGAGAGAGCAAAACGCCTTCCACCCAGATGGAAGCGTTGAGTTTGCATTCTTCTCAGACCCTGACGGTAGCGTGCTTCTAGGTCACATCATGGTTGACCCAGACGGGAATGCGAGGGCTCTGTAATGGCTAGGACAATTCCAAGCGGAACCGGGGTAACCAGGGCCTTCCCTGACCCAACGGCAGCCCCCGCCTCAGCGTGGGATGTCATCGCAGATATCGACCTCACGGCTCTCTCCGCGTACAACTTCCTGACCGCTGGGACGGCGGCAGACTCAACGACGATTAGTGTTGATGGTCGTTCGGTTACCTTCCATGCGGTCGGAGGAGCTTCGGCGCTTTCAAACTTCGCGACGAAGTTTCAGATCACAGCGGGCACTGGGCTAGAGATTACTCCGGTCGCCAACGGGTCTACTGGGGACTACAGTGGATCAAACCAAATCGCTCCTCGATTCGGTCCCAAAATTACGGACATGTTCCCGTCCTATGACATCTACAAAGATGTTGTTGCTTGCCAACTCTACGCAACAGTCACCCCAGCGCTCTCCTCAAACTATCAGTTCTTCGGGCTTACTCTGGACGGACAGTTGGCGGGAACAAGCGTGGGTGATGAGTGGCAAGCGGCCCGCGCCGTCCACTCGACTGGGATACGCGCTGTCATCGTTAGGGCAGCAAGCACCAAAGTCTCCGCATCTAACCCGTCAGCGAACCCCAGCTTCTTTGAGTGTGTTGTTGGTCAGCGCCTTGCGGCACCAACAAGCTCTGTCAGTGATTGGTCGGGCTCCTGGCCTGAGCCATTAGCCACGCTCCACGCTCCGGGTTGGGGTGGGGTCAGGTATGGCTCTGTAATCAAAGACAAAGAGGGGGCGCAGAACGCGACCTCGGTTAACCCGACCGCAGCCAATGGAGCGTTCTCGGCTATCGCCGCCGCGCCGACATCAAGCACCGCATTCACAATGGTTGCAAAGAAAATGCGTTTTCTGAGGTTGAAGACATGAGCATGGCAAGAGCGTGGAGCACTGAAGCTAAAGCCCTAGAGGTTGTCTCTCTCGGTGAGGGGGAGTATTCGACCTATGGATACAACGACCGAGACGGGCTGGTTAACTGGTCGTTTTTTGATGAGAGTGGTGAGCTTGTCGCTTCGGTGACCATCGACTCTGAGACTGGAGAGGTGGTGGAGTAATGGAAGAATTCGGTGGTCTTGGCGGTCTAAGCGCAACAGGCATCCTTGTTGTCATGGTCTTGAAGGTAGTCCTCGACTACATCAAGAGCAGGGACGAGGCGAATGCTCGTGCAGAAAAGGCCGACAGTGGAGACGACTGTGCTCGTGAAATCGAAGAGCAACTCAGGATGCTCAGAGAGACCCAGGCTAGGACTGCCGCTAACTGCGAGAAGATGAGCGAGGTCCTGGGGGCTAAGGATGCTGAGGGACTCCCTCTTGTCTACACTCCTCGAAGCCTGGGAAAGTCTATCGAGAACTTGAGTCAGTCGATCTCAAAACTCTCAGACCACGTTCAGGCAGGCTAGTGCTACCTCCAGTCTTAGAGCGAATCCAGTCTCTTGGCTTCAAGGTATTCACCAACGGTGACTACAACCTGAACCTGTTTGGCATCCGTTCTCCAGACCGAGTGTCTGGAACTTACGACGACCTTCTAGGCTGTGCTTACAAGGTAGATGGTCAGTGGGTGGTTCGTTATTGGGCAGCTACCACAGACCCTAGCCTCTACTACCGAGAGAACCCGCTGAACGTCAAAGGGACTGCCATCCTCGTTCCAGGCCAATACTCTGGGGTCTACGCCATCGACATGCACGCGGGTAAGTACCTGGCTCTTTGCCAGAGGAATGGCCCTGTAACTGTGTGGCGCGATAACGACCTTGACCGGGTCCTCGATGAGGATGTTGAGACCGAGAGCGGCTACTTCGGCATTAACATCCATGCTTCGTCAAGTACCCCTTATGACCAGACAAGGGACCGGGACGAGGACTCTGACATTGGACGCTTTTCAGCCGGATGCCAGGTGCATGCGACAACAACTGGATTCAGGGAGATGATGGACCTTGTGAACAAGCAGATCGAGGCTCACCCCTCGTGGGAGAAAGCGTTCACATACACTCTTCTTGACCAGTGGTTTTGAGTTTGACCTTATGCGCGAATGGGACGAGCAGGATGACATCCTGACACTGGCAGCCATTGGCTTTATTTTAGTTGCTATGCTGGCAATCAATCATTGTACTTAGGATGAACATGGAAAAGTTCCTTAGTCGAAAGCTAATTCTTACTGTCTTCGCAGTAACCATCGTTGCTGGGACTAGCCTCGCAGGCTTAGACCTTACCGATGAATCTCTCAACGCTATCGTTACGATGGTGCTTTCAATGGTGGGGGCTCAAGGTCTCATTGATACCGCTGAGGTAATCAAGTCTGGGCGCAAGGTCGCTGAAGTAGTCGAAGAAGTTAAGGAGGCCAGCGATGAATAGGAAGGCAGAGAGTCGTCGCCAGAAGGAGAAGCAGGCAGCAGCTTTTGTAAGTAAAAACCACGACCAGATGATGGGTCTTCTCCTTAATGTTACTGAGGATATTGGCGAAGAACTGGTTGGTCTTAACCAGATTCAGCGCGACAGTCGATTGGCTTTGGAGATGGCTTACCGCTTGGACAAAGCTATCGCAATCCCGAACGAGCTTATCGAAGCCCTTGATTTCTTTGGCTTTTTCCTGGCTAGCCTTGCAGCTATCGGCATTTACAGGGCCATCGAGCGCTCCATGAAGCGAAAGCAGGAGACCGCTGAGAAGCTCAAGCGTAGACTTGAAGAGCGTGGCCCACGGATGGCCGTTGCAGCTAGGCGAAGGATCGAAAGGCGAATCGCTAGGCTAGAAAAGGAGAGGTAAATGCCTTCATTCGTCGCTACGACCAAGACAGATATTGTTGCCGAGGTAGGCACAGCTATTGTCAACCAGACTCAGGAGCCCCCAGCCGCTGGGGCTGCTCTGGCTTCTGAGCTTATCTACACTGGGGCTATCCGGGTTTACGCTGCTGTCATCGACAACACCGCTAACTCTTCGATTGCCTATCTTCGCTTCTGGGACACAACGACCCCTGGGGACGCTCAGAGTGGAACCGATCTTCCCTACATGATTCTCAAAGCAGACGCCTCCACCAAGGTTCAGTACAACTTTGACAAGGGGATCTACTTCGGAACGGGAATCCATACATCGGTAGTGACTACGGTGGGCACAACCACAAACGTAGCTCCCGCTGGCAACGTAAGCATGACCTACCTCTTAGGATCTTAAAATGGCTACTTTCAAGGTTTCCCCGTTTGCCACTGGGCTGCAAAACTATCTGTTTACTGCGGCGGATATTGACCAAGCTGCAAAGATTAACCTTACCGGCACCACTGGCTCTCTTTACACAGCCAAGCTGGATAACTCAGGCAGCAGTAGCGCAGCAAACTACTACTTGTTTTGGGACAACACAGTGGCAACGGCAAGCTCTGCCGACGTTGTTATTCCTGTGAAGCATGCAGAGACCGTAACTATGTGGGTTGATAAAGGCATTACCTTCAGCACAGCTATTACCGTCTCTGCTTCAAGTGCCGCTACGGGCAGCGGAGCGACGGACGGCACTGCGAACGCCGCTTACTTTATTAGCTAAATAGAAACCCCGCTCAACCGAAGGAGGGGTTGAACGGGGTTTCTTGGAGGTTGCGAGTGCGAGTAAAAGCTACCCGGTCTTAGAAATCTCGTAAAGCATTTCCGAATTAACGGAAAGAAGAGAGTCGATTGAGACTACGCAGCAGTCCAGGCTTTTGATCTTCATTACGCAGCTGCAGTCGGAAGCTCCTAGAAGCTCCGAGAATTGCTTTGACCCCATAGCCGCCAGCACTGGGCCGCTGTTCTTCTTCAAGAGCAAGAGAGGGGCCTTCTCCGCCGCCTCAGCCTGCATCTTTGCCTGGTCCCAGAAGGATATGAAGGGTCCGGTAATCGGATCTTTGAACAGCTGCCCATAGCCGAACGACTCGTGGGCCTTGCACTCAATCGCAAAGGGAAAGTCAAAGGGTCCAACGATTTCAAACTCGCCAGCCCCAGTCTTTCCCTTCTGTCTGTCGGTTGGGTTTCTCTTTACTTCCCAGTCGTCGCCAAGCCACTGACGAAGGCGCTTTGCTATCGCCCTCTCAAAGTTTGCTCCCTTGTTCCTGCTCTTTCTTCCGCCCATTACCAAACCTTCGAGCCCCACACCTCTCTGAACTTGAGCGACCTCTTGGGTCTTGTCCTTGATCGGATCTGGTTCTCTTGACCACAGTCACACTGTTGTTTCCACATGGGGGGAAACCGCGATTCCTGGATAAACTCCTTGTCGGGAAGGTGGTCCTTCTCCCCAACCTTGATGACTAACCAGGGTCCAAAGTTATGAAAGTGTCTCATCTTTAAGGCTCACGGGTTCTTCCCCTCTTCCCCTTGGCTCCAGCCACTTGGGAACAAGTCGGGCTGAGACCCCAGAGGGTACGGGTCTCTAATCTTGCCTGAGCCTCCACATAGAGGACAGCACCTAACGGCCTTGTGTGGCCTCTGAGGGGCCTCCTCGCAGGCTATCCACACCGTCGCCTTTCTCCCTGACCCAGTAAGCCTCTTAGCGCCTGAGTCTTTTGCTAATCCTTTAAGGACAAGCTCTCTGCGTCGGGCGCTTGCAGTCTGGTGCCTCATCCCGAGGGAGGCTTCGATCTCAGCGTCGGTAGCTCCGAACAAACCCCTTGCCTTAATCAACTCGTGAACTTGTTGCCTCAAGGTGGGGGCCTTCTCTTCAATACTTTTGGCCGCTTCTTTAGAAGTCTTTGAGCCGGGAACGAAGAAGGCTTTGCCTGAGTAGTCTTGGTCAATCATCACGCTTTCCTTTGCTGGTTGTTAGTTGAGACACCTGATACAGCCACCGCTGTGCCTCCCTGTGCGGTCAGCGGAGTGAGTTAGGTGATCACCCCGGCCTTCTCTAGCGGACCCTTAGGTTCAGGCAAAAGGCCCGCTAGAGATTTCTAAAATGTCCGGTTTGACTTCCTTCAAACAGGAAGCCCGTTCACCATTGAGGGGGGAAACCCTCAACTCCCGGAAGGTATAGCCACTGGGTTCGGGAGAAAATTGACAATGGGTTCTTAAGGTCCCTCACTCCGGTGGTCCTTCTTGAAAGAATCCCTAGAACCCAAGCTGGTCTTCTTCGTTTTCTTTATGTTCAACAAGTTCTCTCTGCGACTGCGACTCAGCGGTTACTCCTAGGTGAGCCACCCTTTCGAGGGCTTTCGACAGCCCTTCTTCGTCTGCCTTAGTCACATCTCGTTTTCCGATTACCTGAGCGTATATCTCTGGGTACTCAGCTCGAAGCCTTAGGGCTTCAGCAACCAGAGCAACCATCTTGTTCTCTGGCTCTGCTGGTTTGCCGACATCAATCGGAGCGTCGATGACGCTGTTGCCAACCCGCCCTTCGTAGTAGGTATCTTCATTCGGAATAGCGCTAACCTGGACAGAAGTCTTTCTTCCGTCTTCGCTCTTCACTTCGACAAAGACTGGAAGCCTTTTGGCAAGCCGATTGACTGCGGTCTTTCTAGCCATCTCCGAGTACCAGCCTTTCCAGGCAGGACTACTGGGAGAGGCAGAGTTCTTTCGAATCTTCTCGATGTCGTGGCTCCACACAACCTCAATCATGGGCTGCTCCCAGTCTTTGCTGGTGGCAATCGCATAGGCAGCACGGACGTTGCCGATAGCCTCTACATTATCCCGCTTCTCTACATGGTGAAGCCCAAGGTGGTAGCCGTCAGCGCTGACATATCTGCCTACCTCAAAGTCGTCTGACTCATAGACAGCAAAGGTGTCGATCTTGATTCCCCTTCGGGCTGCCATAGTGATGACGCCACCCCAGCCCCTGATGAACTGAGCTTCTCCGCGATAGGCAACGATGTGCCCCTGGTTCCCGATGCCAGTAGGGTCAAGGCCAAGCTGACAAGCTTTGTATAGGGCAAGAAGAAAGCTCTTCGGGCTGCACTGCCTAAGCCTACTGTCTTTGCCCCACATAGACATTGCCAAGGCGCAGAGCTTATCTTCGCTTAGATACCGAGTAGCCACGGTTGCAAACCGTGGTCGGGCCTCTTCGATAAGGGCAACCATTCCCTGTGATACGTTTCTAGATGGGGGTGAAATTCTTTGGACACTCATGCTACTTCTCCTTCTCAATCAAAACTTGCCTTGATGCGCTCTCTACATGCTCTTCGACGTAACCTCTCAGGTCTTCCGGGAGGCTCCCAAGCCATTCCTTTAGAGATCCCTTGATGTCAAAGACATCTGTAAGTGGTGTGCCCTGGGCTAGGGTCTCCAACACCTTCCTCATTCCTTCTTCCTTCTGGCCTCTCTTCCACTTGTTATATGTCTTTATGCCCGGACCCAGGGTTGTTCCTCCTGGGACCTGGACTGTCGATGTCCTTTCTTTCAGGCGAACCTTTAGCTCTGCCTTTACCTTTCTTGTGAGTGCGGCCAGCCTCTCTGCATATTGGTAAAGCTCAGCGTCATCGCTTTTCTGGTAATCAGGAAGCTCTACCAAGCACTCGTCTGAATAAGGGCAACGGCCACAGTGTTCTCCTGGGCGCTCATCCATCTCAATGGCTTTGGTTTGGTACCTGTCCTTCTCCCAGCATGAAGCCCAAACTGGTGCCGCCAGGGACAACCACTCTTCTGCTGACTTGGATAGCGAATGTCCGGTCTTCCACCGGATATTCCACCAGACAAACTCAGCTTCTTCCGCTCCTGTCATTTGGCAAAGCGCAGCGCAGTAGGTGATTGCCTGGATGTCTTTGTTGAGAGACGACTCAGAGGGGATTCCCCAGGACGTTTTCCAGTCATAGACAGTTACCTTCTTCCCCCCTTCGGAAAGAAAATAAACGTCAGGCTGAAACCTCCAGGCTGTGCCCTTTGCTCTTGCCGGATCCCACTCATCGCTACCCCTGTCCATCCAGGCAGGACACTCAAGCCATTCCTGAGCGACTCCGCCCTCTAGTATCTTTGAGTAGATAGGCTTCTCGATGAAACACTCCTCGTCGGGAAGCTCAATCCCCATCTCCTCAAAGTTATCCATTAGTTTTTTGGCAGACACCATCTCTTCTATCGAGAGAGTGTGCTTCATTGGCACCGGGCAATCATCACTAAGACCGCTCGCAATTAAGTCATGCACATATGAGCCAACTCGAAACCCATCCCACGACCTACCCTTATGTCCAAGCCGCAGCTTCACAGCCTGCTTCGGACAGTAAGAGTCGGCTTGCACAAAGCTTTTACTCCACAACATCCTAACCTCCTTCGCTTTCTAGTTTACCACGGGTTAATCTTTGTCGGAAGGCGACGAGGCAATCGTCAACATTTCCGAGGCCCAAGGACATGCAGGGCAACCGAGGAACATGGACAGCCCCTTCCCTCCTCGAAGCATCTCCGACTCTGTTTCTTGGTGTATTTCCATTATCTGCCTACAGCCACAGTGGGGGCATGACAGTGCCCCGTTCACAGCACTCATAACCCCGCTGGGCTTTGACGCCACAGGAATTGATGTGGGGATAGGACCTTCTGGAAGCCCCTTCCTTCCCCGTAGTGGGGATGACTTAACAAGTTCTTTGGTCATACCTTCTCTCCTTCTTTCATCCAAAATCTAAAGGACACGATGCACTTCTCACATAGAAGCCCACCACTAAGCCTGTTCTTCTTAAATACCTGGGCTAAGGCGGCGTATTTGCCAGCTCTTTGCTCTCCTCTAGCCTCTTCGTAAGAGTCTTCCCATATCTCTGTCTCTCTTATTCTTGAGCTGCACCTCATGCAGGTTGGGGTTTCAAAGATTGCAGGCCAGAAGCCGTTCAAAGTTTTCCCTGAAAAGAACATCAGTCGATCTCCCATCCAGCATTAACAACGTCGTCAGCGCTTTTGTAAGTGACCGAAATCGTCGGGTCTTTCGATATGCCCCATATGTTTTCATTTACGTTGACGACAAAGCTGTCGCTAATTCTGTACGCAGAGGCAACGACAAGGTCTCCGGTTGCGTAGCTCTTTAGGGGGATGCGACCGGCCCTGCTTTTGTCAGTCAGAATTCTTTTGGTTATGTCTTGTATTGATTCTCTCACACTCTCTCCTAACAACTGGGTGCCAAAGGGGGTTGACCTCTGTCCCAGGTTCATAGTTATCCACAGCCCATTTCTTGAAAGAGGCTCGTTCCTTCGTGGAAAGTTTTCTAAAGAAGGCGTCTGGAAGTTGGTTGTTTAGGTCCACTTGGCTTCTCCCCTTAGAATTATCGCCGGTCCAAAGATCGGACTGCCGTAAAGCTGGGAGGCAATGCTGTTAATGGGCACATCTTTAAGGCCGCCCTCCTCATCAATAATTAGCTGAGCCCCTGTCCTTGTATGCACTATCTCTATGTAGCTACCGATAAACTCGGCTGCCGATTCAAGAGACGGGGACTCGTCTTTCTTGGTGATAATCACTGTCTTTGGCGAGTATTTATCGCTCTTAACAACCCGCTCAAAGTGCTCCCAGTTTGGGTTAAAGACGTCATGCTTCCTTTGGTTTTCCTCAAACCATTCGTCCACAGTTTTCTTCACCTTGTCAGGGGTAATATCAACGACGAAGTCAAAC